TAACGCTTGCGATTTACATATAGGTAAGATAGGGATAAAAGGAGATGAATATAATATAGATATAGCAAGAGATAGAATGTTAAATGCCTTAGAACATCTTATAAAAAGATCTAGTGGATTTTATATTGAAGAGATATTATTTGTTGTGGGAAATGATTTTTTAAATGCAGATGGAGATTGGCCTGTACCATCTACTACAAGAGGTACTCCACAGTTTAATACTGATAAACATATGGATATGTATAGGGCGGGTAGAAAGCTTTTAATAGAGTGTATTAATATGCTTATAGAGATAAGTCATGTTCATGTTATGGTAATACCAGGCAATCACGATAGAGAGTCTATGATGCATATTGGTGACGCTATAGAAATATACTATGAAAATAATGAAAATGTATCTGTAGATAATTCAATGTCTATGATGAAAGCCTATCAATATGGTAGATGTTTAATCATAAATGATCACGGTGATGGACCTAAATTAAATGATTTGCCAGGAATAGTATCGCAAAGATACAGAGATGTGTGGAGTGAAGTTAAATATGTTGAGGTGCATAGAGGACATTACCATACTAATAAAGCCTACAAGATGCAGGCAGTCGAAGAATTAAATGGGTTGACTGTAAGAAACCTATCCAGTATGTCGGCCACTGATGAGTGGCACGACATGAAAGGATATGTAGGTAATGTAAAGAAAGCGTCTGCTTTCATTTGGAATAAATACAATGGTGTTCAGGCTAAGCTAAACTATAATGTATCTATCTAGTTTTATTTATAGATAGTAAAGCTGCATCTACTTTTTTTAATTGTTTCTGCAACCATCTTCTATATCTTATAAGTTTACCTTTATAAGTCATACTAATTTGTCTTTAATAAATCTAATTAGTTCATTCATTTTACGTTTGTAAAACAAATCAAAATCTACATATACTGTAGTCCCATCAGCTGTAGTTTCCTTTGGCTGCGTTTGTTCCCATAATACATATAGTGTATTGCGCAATCGTTGTGATGGTGTTTTATGATCAAACTCCCTATCAACTGTTGCTTCTTCAACGGCATCTATTTGCTGTTGTGATATTGGTTTCGTAGATATAACTACGTATCCAGGCTGCTTTAACATACTATACATATTACCTACAATCTCAGGTGTAAGCTCAGGTGTACCCAAACTTACGCGCAAAGAATTATCAGCAAGCGTGCGTATGTTGTCTATGCCGCCTTCAAATACAATTGTGTTTTTACTCATGTTTAGTTGGTAAAATACATATATATTGTAGTTGCTAAGATGCCTACGGCACCTATAACAAATCCAAACATATCTGTATCAAATTTATTTTTCATTATTTATAACTTTTACGAACAGTTTTAGGAATATAATCTTTATCTTCTTTTAACTGAAGATAGTCATCATACCCTTGTAAACTTTCTCTTAATAATGATTTCAAGTCTTCAAGACGATAGTCTTGTTTACAGTGTTCTAAATTATATACTAAAGATTGCAATTTTTTTATTGCAATATATTTATAGTCTTTAGGTCTCATTTTTTTTCAATTATGTTACTACTTAAACATTCTGTGCATAAAGATTCTTTATTGCTTGAATAAAAATCTTCACCACAGTCATTACAAATATAATAATATTTATAATCAGTTTTTACTAATGTGTTCATACTCAACATTTTAGTAAATTGATCTCGTGGATCTCTAGGTATATGATCAAACCATAATTGTCCTAGTAGCTCATCAGCTTCTTCCTTTGTTTCAGGTAAGTTATTTAAGATATGTTCTTTGTGATCTTCGTCATATGGACAAAGTTCAAGCATTGATTCAATCTTATCTATTTGCCAATATTCTATATCTTCCATATAATTATTTGATGTCAAAATCCCAGCATTACTGGGACCTTGACAATCAACAAAACTATGAAAAACACATGGACAGAACGTCCGAAAGATTTACAAAGATAATTATTTATCTTCGTTAATTTCTTTATCATACCATGCAATTCTTAACAATACTAAGTATCCTATTAAATCATCTATGGTATCAAATGTGTTTTTGTTTATACCTTTATTGGCAATACGCATAATTTTATCATCTATTCTTGCGCAAATGCTTTCTACAGCATCGCCTTTAGAAAAAATGTTAGCAGGTTCAGTAGCTGAGTTCCCGTATGAATTGTTTTTTTTAATCAACAGTTCCGTCACTCTTTGCATCTCCGATCGTATCTGTGCTTGCATCAGATCCTTTCTTTGCATTTTCTTCATCGATTACTATCATTCTTGTTAATATATCGCTTGCACCAGGTATTGTCATACAATACTTATACAAACCTTTCTCGTCTTCATTGTGACGTTTCTTGGTATTATATATCTTATGTACCCAAGTTAATAATGCTACTTCGTGTGACCGTAAAGCATCAGTAAGATTTTGCATAACTTTGTATACATTTAAATCTACTTTTTGTTCTTTACCATCAATAGTTACTTTCTTTTTTGTTTTCGTTTTAACAGTCATATTAATTAATTTAGTTCCTCTAATTTTGCTATTCTTTGTCTTAACTTTCTATTAGTTTCAAACAAAGTATCTATCAAACCTACGCGTTCTGCTTTCGGTTTGTACTCTAAAGTTCTATATATTATAGATGCTTTATAGTATTTATGTTTCATGCTTTCATCATAATTAGATAAGTGATCATAGTTTCTTATCGCATATAAAACAGTAGCGTGATCTCTGTTTATACTTCTACCTATTTCAGATAGCGTATAACCACCAAGGTTTCTTGCTACTACACAGTAAATCATTCTTGAATCTACTATCTCTCTTTTTCTGCTTGGAGATATAAATTCATCTCGATTTATATTGTTAGCAATAACATAACTATTTAAAAAATCTTTCAGATTTATCATAAACTTTTATTTGTACGCCAGGATTTTCTTTATCATATTCAAACTCTTCAAAGCTTGGTATAATATAATTAGCGTTATCATCTTCAATCCATTCATTTTTAACCATTAAGTCTTGCACAGTTTGCGCAGGATTTACATAATCAAATCTATGTCTTGTTCCTCTAATAAACTTAAAAGAAACGATAACAGGCAATTCCTTACCTGCTATCAATTTCTTAAAGTCTGTCTTAAAGGTTTTATACTGCATATCAGTATCCTTTATATACTTCATAACAGTCTTTGAATTGATAAGCATTTTACCAGTCCATCGTTTAGAATTTTTGCTTGAAGGCACATTCCCTGCTATGAATATCATAGTTTTATAGTTTAACTACAAAACTACAAAATTATTTAAAATGGTAATTGATCATCATCGTGACTCTGCATTACTACAGAACCACCACTCAATGAATGCGTGTCCATAAACTCTTGTTCCTCTTGTGGAGACAAAGGTTTATTGTACTTTGCATCATACTTAATCTTTTTACCATCAGCACTAGACCAACGATACCTTACGGCTTTTCGTTTCATTGGTGTACCGTCTCTTAATGTCATATACTCTTCAAATGTAAAGCATATGTTAACCCAAGCACCTACTGCTTTTTTAATTGACTCAATGTCATTAGAAAAATCTTTTACACCACAGTTTGTTAAAAACTCGTGTAGTGTATTTTTTTTCCATTCCGCAGATTTAGGTGCATCAGATTCTCTTACAGCCCAGAACTTAGCTCTGCCGTATTCACCTATTTCGTTTACAACGTCAAATTCAATATAAGGTGCGCCATTATAACCATCGCGTTGTGATGAATTAGACACAGATAGTACTTGACATCTGTGTGCGCCTTCATTGAAATACTTTTTGTTTTCTACCACTTTGGTAGGTTTAACCTGGCAGCTAGCCAAGTCGAAAGGAACTACATTAACCATTTAATTTTTGTTTTAATACATTCATTTGATAATCTTCTATATCGTAGTTAGGCATTTTAGCCTTAACTGCGTCACCTTTACCAGCTTCAATAGCTTTTAGCATATTGTTAAACTTGTCTTCATCTAGCTTTGGCTTCGATGGTGGTGTAGCTTGTTGCTTTACAGCATTAGCTACTTCTTCATAAGAAGCAACCGATGTATCCAAACCAATACCAAGATTAGCTAGGGCACGGCCCCAAGCTGATGTTTCACAGTTTTCTACAAAACTTGTTTTGTTAATAAAGGACGAGCCTTCTTTTTCATACGCATGACCTGTGGCGCGTATATTTCCGTTGTCGTCAAAGATTGTAGCTTTGATTACACAACGATCATCAGTTAGTTCTACAACATCTGATGTCAAACACCAATCTTTGTAGTTAGTTCTAAAGAACTTCAGTCTTTCGTTAACTTCAACGTATTCTTTACCTTTGATGTTAACTGTTTTTAATTTAGTCATTTCTTTCGTGTTTCATATTTATTAAACATTTCGTGGGCTTTCTTACCAGCACGTATTGCAAATACAATTTTTAAGAACTTCCGAAACATTACAGGTCTACCTCTGAGTACAATGGCAAAGCCAATTTCTCTAAAGACAGTAATGATTATACGTCTAACAAGTTTTTTGTCTAGACCTAAATCGTGTGCAATTTCGGATATAATTCTCCTTAGTTTTGTGTGATCAGACATAAGTAAAAATACAAAAAATCAACCTAAAAATCTAAGGAATTGTCCTTGAATTTTGTCAATTCACTAATAAAATTAAGTGTAACTGTACCCACACCAATGTTGCGACCTTTCGCAAAAATGATTTGAGCTTTGCCTGCAGTAGATTCACCGTTCTCGTCTTGATTAATACCATAATACTCTGGTCTATATATCAAGGCAACAACATCTGCAGCTTGTTCTATCTCGCCTGATTCTCTCAGATCCGATAGTGTCGGTTTGCTTTCAGCTCTGAATCCAACACCACGATTAAGTTGCGATAATGCAACAATAGTAATGTTTAATTCTTTAGCTAGGTTCTTGAGCGCCCTAGCCACTTTCGAGACTTCTTGTTCTCGTGTTCCTTTGGCTCCTGCACTTGCCGTGACAAGTTGAAGGTAGTCAACAAACACAAGCTTAACACCGCAGCTATGTACATATTGTCTAGTTTTAGATAATAAGTAGTTCAAAGATGTGCGTTTGCATTCATCGATGTAGATGGCTTTTTCTTGTATATTACTCGCTGTTTGTTGTATACGCAACAAATCTTCAGCTCCAAGTTTACCATTCTGTATCCAACGTATTGGTATTTCTGATTCAAGTGATATAAGTCTAGTTAATAGTTGGTTGACTGACATCTCGTAAGAGAATATAAGTGCAGCGCAATCAGCTATCTCAACTGCATTATATGCAAGATTAAGAGCTAGACTAGTTTTACCCATAGATGAAGCAGCACCGATGATAACAAGATCAGTTTCTTGCCATCCACCAGTGAACTCATCAAGCTTAGAAAAACCTGTTGTTATACCGACAATCCCATCGGTATTCATTCTTTTTTCAACATCTATTAAAAAGTCCTTAATCTGCATATTGATGTTTGCAACATCAGCTTGCGTAGTATTAGTAACTTTAGAGTTGACTTTATTAATGTGATCAATAATTTTATCTACTGATTCTTCATTAATAAACATATTCAACGCTTCATTAATTCCAGCATGTAAATGCTTTCTTTTATAAAACTGTTGTAGCTGTTCAACGCATGACTTAACAGATATATAATCTGTGTGTGCTGAAAATATCTCAGAAAGTCTGACTTTTTGATTATGATCACAATCAAGAGCTTCGGCCATAGAAACTAAGTCTATAACCTTTTGCTCTGATTGCATAACCAAAAACTTATCAAAAATGTTTTTGTGAAACAGATTTGAAAACAAATCACTTTCTAGATTTTCTGCGTTGTCATAAAATAATTCTGGATGCATAAGTAGTTTACCTAAGAGCTTAGACTCTATCTCATACATCATCAATTCATCGTGCATTACATAGTTAAAAAGTTGGTGAAGATAATAAATTTTTCGCAACTGACGACCAATATGGTTCATCTTTTGTCGTAAGATAATCATCTATAACATGATCTATAGGTTCTATACAGTCTAATTCAGCATTGTATGCGCCTATTATATCATGTGGGAATGAATCGCTGTATACAGGATACATATAACCCCAATTATCTTTCAACAGATTTGTATGCCAATCTATATTTGACATATGTTCTGTTATATCATCGAAGTTTTTTTCTTGTTTTGTTCCAACGTCTTCGATGCCATCGTTGAAACTTTTTGGAAAAAGCGAACGCTGTCCATATATACCATATCCACCATAATCATACGCATTGTATGTATATACTGGTTCTTGATATTGGTGTTCATACTTTGTTTCACCAAGCTTTTTAATGATTCCTATCATTAAACTAAGTGTATTCATAGCATCTTCAATATTTACATATTCTTGATCGCTATGTGGTCTGTAATAGCCACTAGATATATTAGTAACAGATACATTTGATATAGGTTTAAGTGCCTTGACATCGGTTAGACCACCGTTATCCTGGAACTTAAATCCATGTTTATCAAGTAGTGGCTTTACAGCCTTCTTAAATTTCTTAGACATAAGATTTATACCACCTATCTTGGTAACAAAGTCATCGTTACCACGTCTATCTGTTTGCAATATATAGCCCACATTCTCAAAGAACTCAGGTGTAGCGGCTTTAGAGCCAACACAACCTCTTTCTTCTGAATGAAAGAATGCTGCTTTTATATTATCAAACTTCTTAATACATTCAAGAGCTGCCCAGATGCCGACTTTATCATCGCCACCTACGCCTACTTGTTCCATTTTCTTATAATCCATAGCATAAAAGTTGCCATAAAGTCTACGAACACAGTAGCCTTTTACAAAATCATGCACAGTATCTGTGTGTGCAACCACACATGGATATACATCAGCTTTGCCTTTGGTAACATATATGTTTGTACCTCCAGCTTGCTGTTCTGTAACAATAGTTACATTTTCATTATCATATTTAATTTGTTCTATGATAAATGTATTCATTCTTTCTTCGTTTCCTGAAACACTTTGGACTTCCAAAGTTTGTTCAAGATTGTCTATCATAATGTCTTCAGACATGCTCCAAGTTTTACGCATAGTTTCTAGTTTCTCTATAATATCCATCTGTGGATCTAGGGTTAATTCTTCTTATTGATGCTGTATCAATAGGTCTAACTCTTGCAGAGTTACTCATAAATCCTAGTTCAGGATATATGTGTGCATAGGTGTCTATGTACGGTAGTTTATTGTAACCATCTTCAGGCCATTCAATAGGTATGCGTACTTGACCACGCATTTCCTTGCCTGTTGTAGGGTTTATCAAAACAGCAGAGTTGTATGATTGCAGTTTTTTATAATGATAACCATTATCTTTAGCCCATTGAATCATAAGTGGCTCGTAAGCATTACGCAAAGTATAAACACGATCCATAATGTTAATCGTATTTACTCTACGATGCACGTTTACGTTTTGCCACAGCAATGCACGGGCAACAATACCACCATCTTGATCTTTCATTACAAGTATTTTGCAATGTTCACAATCTTCATATATGTCTAAGAATGGTTGACAACGATCATAACGCATACAACCAGCACCTAAAGTGCCTGTGTAATCACCGCCATGTTCGTGCCATTCTTGACTATATGATGAAGCATGCATATACTTTTTCACATCATCTTCTATTTCTATATAGTAAGATTCTGCTATATTATCCATTGCAAGAATATTAGCAAACAATTCTACTTCGTGATTACTTATAGCAAAGTCATCAAGTTGTACTAGCTTGAATGCTGAAGCCATCATACATAGCGATCTACGTAAAGCAGGATCTAGTAGTTCTTGTTTCATATTACCTTCATGTATGTGATCAACAGCTAGTGCTTGATGTAACACAAAACTAGAAAGTTTAGGTATAGTCATATAACTAATTTTCTCAGCATTTGATGCTGCTATACCATATACAAATGGATGTTTATCTGACCATATAGCACGTGTAGATGGCTGTCTGTTGAAGAAATATTTCATTCTGTTACTATCAGACATAAGATCTACTTTTTGCTGGAGATCATCAGTTATCCAATCTTGCATTTGTTCAAAATGTTCAAACACTAATCCCCATAGTTCAGGATGTTCTACCTCACCAACCCATTTAAACATGGATTCAGGATAGTATGTTTCATTTTGAAATCCGAGCCAAGATATTTTGTTTCTTTGCACGTCTTGTGGCGTAGGTATAACCCTAACACCTTTTTGTAGACAGTGATCAAGAACCAATAATCTGCAATCGGTATCTGTGGGTACAGGCAAGTGCTTGCCGTAGTACCTCATCTTTTTTATTACTGGTGAATCTACCAGTTCAACGACATTATAATTAACTATTGACATAGTTCCAAGCTATTTGATTCATTTTATTAGCATTACTAAATAGTAATTTTTCTATACCATCAGGATCACGATCCATATTTTTAATCTCGTGATTAGTATAGTATGTGACACCATTGAGTAAACCCCATAATGTGTCACCTTTTTCAGTTGTTTCTTTTGCAATACACTCAAGTAGTTTATCTACTTTATTCTTTGTCTTTTTAGAAACAACTTTATTATCATCATATTCAACTTCATTTATGTGCGCAGGTAGTTTCATAACATCTTTAACGATGTTTCTAACTGCCTGATCACTAATGCGTTGTTGTTTTAAATAAGCTATTGTATTATCTATGCCAACTAATTGACTACTTAAGTCTTCAGCTATATTATCAGCTTTAATATTAATACTTTTAGTATGTTTTACTGATTTACCTTTGCTAGCAAATAAGTACAACTGATTTGCACAAGATAATACTTTATTAGATGTACCATAAGATAATCCTATACTACCATCATTTGAATCTACAACAAATATGTATCTGTCATAGTCTTCTTTTGAATGTGGTGACTTAAATTGAACAAATATTTTTTTGCCACCATTTAATGCTAAAGCTTTGTGAAATTTATATTCACTACTAATAGCTTCAGCAATTTGCATAGCGCGTTCTACTATTTGTTCATTCTGTGTTTCTTGGTATTGTTTGGTACAAACACCAAGTACTTCAAGGTTATCTTTCCTTCTGATTCCATAGTACCCACTTTCAGACCAGTTGCCGTGCATATTAAAATGCGACTCAGGACATTGTGAAAACAATGGAACCTTTTCCACCTCCCAGTCTAACTGAGAGGCAGATAAGATTTCTTTTAATGTCATTATTTTTCTATTATTTCTATTGACGTATTCACTTGTGGTTTGCCTTTGACAGCAATAGCTTCAAGCTTTTTTAATCCACGAGTGTGCTTGGATAACTTATTTATAGTCTTTGCGCATTCGTTAATCCACTCCTGCTTTACAGACTCGTAGTTATCACCTTCTTCTAATTCTATGGTTACACCATAGTTCCATTTAACTGACTCGAAGTTACCCGTATTCACGGCTTCAGAGCAGTTTACATTTAACTGTATTACTTTCATATTCTATCTTTTGCGTATTCTTCAATTGTTTCTTTAACATTTTCGTACCAATCATTTGCTATATTGTACAGCAAATCGTGTACGTCAGTACCTTCAAACTCCATACTTTTTATTTCTACTTCTCGATAAGGTGGTTGTTCCCAATCACCTGCATCAACGTAGTATTCGTATTCGATATCAATACCGTCTGTTTCGTATGTGCCAGCATATACCATTACCACCAAGCCCAATATTTAATTTTGTAGCCATCTTTTATGTAGTTCATAGCTTCATAGATAGCATCCAAATCTTGTTCTTTATAGTATTCACAGGCATCATCACCCCAAAAGAATCCACTTCTTTCTTGTAATGTGCCTGTTAGTACTCTGGTTTGTAGTTCAAGTAAATCCTCGTGAGTTACTTGCAGCATATGTCCAGCATTAAATCCGCCCATACTACCATCGTTATAGGCGTCACCGCCTTTTTCTGCATACAAATCATCAAACCAGCCGTGCAGGTATGGATGTTTACGCCAAGTTATTATATCTATTTCTTCAGATGGATTGTATTTAAAATCTACCTGTTTTCTATTTCTGCCTTTGTAGGCAATCAATCCATGGTCTAGTCCCATATTATTTAATTTTTAATTTTTCTATTAATTTATTATATCTATATTTAAGTTCAACCCTGGCATGACCAAGGTTGCGCTTAAATCTATTTTCATCAAACTGTTCTACTGAACGTTGGATGTTACGAAGATTATTCAGAATCTTTTGACGCATAATTAATAAGCATTTCTTTATTAAGTAATTGGTTCATAAGTAGCACCCACTCGTGCATACCTTTTTCACCATTTAATTTCAAGAAATTATCTACAAGATTTCTTGCGTCTTGTAATTGTTCGTGTGTTTTACAAGAATCAATTACTGTTGTGCAGTGCTCGTAGCCCTGCTCATACGAATTATGTGTCATATTATCTATTGTGATATGTATTAGTATTATATATAGCGTCTAACTGTTCTTGCGAAAATGTAGCTTCAGCTTCTTTTTCAGCAATCTCAGGCTCCATAATAGTTTTCTCAGCAAGTTCTTGAGCTTTTTTAAAAGCGTATCCAAGTTTAATGTTATACTGAGTGTTTTTAATTGCATAGTGATTACCATACTTTTTAATGTGTTCAGCGTTTTCCATAAACTCTTCATTCTGTGGAATGATAGTAAATGCTACATAGCCGTTTTCACCAGCCATTTTTTCTAGTTCTTTTAAAGATACTAGACAATTAATTTTAGTTTTACCGTTGTTTTTAAACGATTGAAATTTACCTTTGATTAAGTTCATAATATTAAAATTTTATTGATTAAAGATTATTGGAATTTTTTAAGCATACCTGTGCCTATAGTAAATATCAGCCCTGTTAAGATGGCCGTAATCATACCTGAGAATGTACCCAAGAATAATAGTGGTAGTCCTAGCGTAAGCAGGACATCCCATAATACGTTTGTTTTTAAAAACGTTTGTCTTGACATTACTTTGCGTAATATTAAGTAAAAACCAGCAGCACTTGCTGCACTCATCCAAATGATATTCATAATTTATTGATTTAGTTTATTAATTAAATGTTTGATTCGGGTTAGTTCGTCATATCGAGCTATGACCGTAGGATCATAGATATCGCCTACATAGGTTTCTATGTCTTTGCGTAGCTCTTCAAGCCTTTCATCTATGTGTTTATTAATTTGATCGAGGTCGAATATTGCATCCATACCTTCGTCTATTAAGCTTCTATTTTTCATATCTTTTAAATAATTCTTCATTTTTAATTAATTCTATTTCATACATATGTATTAGTGTTTTGTATGCACGTTTTTTATCATGTAAATCATCTTTAAATTTTAAAAGATTATCTTTTAGTTCGATATTTTCAGATGTTAATCTGTCTACTTCAGCTAATGCTTTTTTTAGCTCAATATTCTTTCTTAATGATGGTTTCATAACACTTACATCATCTATTATATGACAATTGTCAATATATTGATCTAAACTATTTAACAAATAAGTTTTATCTTTTTCACTACTACCACAATGGTATATAATGAAATTTTCTATTTCATTTTTTATTTTCATAATTCAAATGCTTTAGTAATATTAGTTCTTATTATTTCAGACTTAGCTTGTCTGTCTACCCATTTTTTACCACGTAGTCCTACGTACTCATTTTGCAGAGCACGAGAACAACGTTCTATTGATTTGGGTTTGGGATATATTTTAGCAATGAACATATTGTGCAGCATTTGCTGCGCAGACATGTTCTTGTCTTCTAAACACTCCCATATTATTCGAGCAACTAATCGTTGATCGTCATCACGGTATTTATTATCCGTGTCGTTTAAGAGTATGTTGTATACTCTTTCTTTTACAGTCTTGCCCATTACTTTTTGATAAAGTCACCAAGCTTGTTCATAGCAAGCTGATAGTTATTGACTTGTTTCTTCTTGAACTGTGCAAGATATTCTTTGATAAACGCACGCTTACGCTTGTTGTATCTAGAATTGAGCTCGTCTACCCACTTCTGCATCTTTAGAAAACTACCTCCAAAGAATATAGTGTTACGAGTTTGTCCGTCAAGCATAGTAACCTTTAGGTTTACTTTATCAACGTGCTTGATAATATCGTGAGAGAACTCTCTACGAAATGCTTGATGGGCTCTTTCGTAAGGGTTAACCTTTAATATTTCAAGTAGCTTGTCATACTTGTCAGATAATAATAATTCGTGCCACTCTTTATCATTGGTAGCAGCTTTTAGGTATTCAAGAGTTATACCTTCAATTTCCATTGCTGTTCTATCGTTCAGCAAATAGTTTCGAACTTTTATTGAGTTCATAATTAGTACACGCTATTCATCTATTGTTGATGCCCGAACCGTGTTTGGGGAGGTTAGATCCTATGCAGGGAATCGAACCCTGCTTAAATCCAATATAGGTTAGTTATGGTGTTAGTATTTTTTACCATTGATATTTCTATAAGCGTTAGCTTTTTGTTTTTTTACTTCACGCTTGACTTTAATATTTCTAAAAGTTGACATAATTTCTAATTTTTGATTTGACTTTGTTAAAAAAAAAGCCGAACTTTGAGGCCAAATTGGAATGTTACTATTATAAAGGAAACAATAACAAACCAACCTGACTTCAAGTCCAACTTACTTAGTTACTTAAATAAATAATCTAAACACTATAGCGCACAATTTCAAGGTGTTTCCGCTTAAGTAACTGATAATCAGTCGATTAACTATTCTTTTTCTATTGTAACATCAAAACCGTGAGCTTTAAACTTGTTCTCATACTGTTTGATAGTTACTTTCGTAACGACTTTTTCGAAGTTTTCAGTAGCTTCTGTTGCTTTATCTAACAGATCAAATGCATATTTACCTACTACAATAGGATATGTTACAGTAGCAATTGCGTATTCTTTACGAAATTCTTTGTCTTCTTTAGCTAATTCATAAGTTGCTTTAGCTAGTCCTGTTAATGATTTTAATAATGACATAATAATATAAGTATTAACCTGCTTTGATTAGTTGTTAGCAGCACGCTTGCGTGCAGGTATTACGCAAAAATGCTGACGTATAGTCCAATATAGGTTAGTGGGGTGTAAAAAATATGGACATGGCAGGGGGTAGATTAGCAGAAAGTATCCCTTTCTTACAACTACACATAATTTTTGTACATTTGCATTATGAACAACGCACTCTTTAATCCATACGGCACAAATACTAGCGTAGAGGGTAGTTATGTATCGGCTAATGAAGCTTTTGATAAAAGAATTGCTGATGCATTTAAGAGCCTTAATGTTGTAAAAGATTCTTATAAATTTTTTCCTCACATAAGTTCAGATAAAATGCAAGATTATACTGAATATGACGGCAAACTAGTGCCTAAGTCTGATCTTAATGAAATTTTAAACGAAACTTATCAGCAATATTTAAATGAAGCAACTGAGAAAAATTACAAAAAAGTTTTAAATCAAGAAGAATATGAGGAGCAAAGAAAATTTTTATTGAATAATCTTTATGATAGAAGACAGTATGATAGGGAAGAGTATATAGGTCAAAGTTTATTAGATAATTATATATCATATAAAGAGGATGATTTTCATAATGAACAATTTAAACAGTTTTTTTTAAATAAATATGGTTCTGTTTTTAAAGCTATGGATAAAGTTGTTCCTAGGTTAGACAAACTAACTGATACAGAAATAAAAGATTTTACAGGACTTATAAATACTTTAAGCAATCCTTATAGACAGGCAATGTCTAAAAATAAAGATTTTGATAGTACTGATGCTCTTAGTATTTTAAGAGGTCAGGACATTTCTGGTTTAAAAAAATATAGAGAAAAAATGGATTTGAGCAAGTCAGACATTTTAGATCTTATACAGCCTCCACCAAACTCTAATATGGCAATAAGAGGCCTAACTTCTTTAGTTAAAAATGCTTTAAAATTTAAAACATTTAAATCTGGAGGTTTAATAAATAAATAATATGCCACATAATCCATATCATATAGATTCACCACAAGATGCTGACAAATACATGTCTGAAATGGTAAAGGGTATGCTTAGTGGACCAGGAAGCACGCAAAATGAGATATTTGATGCTATAGAAGAAGTAGTGTCTTATGAAGATCCAGGATCTCAACAAACATTAAGGAATCTGTTAACTATGACAGCCTTTATGGAGAATAGTATGGGGGCTGATACGAGTGCTTTTGGTAGAGATTATACTCGTTCTTTCATGTCTATTGATCAAGATGCTTTTAATACTCTATTTGAAAGAGATACGGACACTAGACGTAGATATGCCGAAAGGTATAACGAAATGGGACTGCCGTCAGACATGCTTGGTTTAAGTGGCTTACTACAATCTGACGATCCGTTAGCTTCTGTAGCCGTAGCTAGACAGATATATGGTTTATCTCCTAAATCTTTACCAGCTAACAATCCAGAAGCGCTGTTTCAATACTATATGAAAGAATACAATAAAGGTGGAGCAGAAAAGTATGGATCGGAAGATAAAGCTAGACAAAGATTCATGACTGGCTATGATATGTTTATAAGATAATAAAATCTTTTTGATTTTAGTATAAAAAAAACGGTCGCTTCGCTCCCTTTATTAATTATTATCCCCATATATTTGTAACTATGATTGGAGAATATTCAAATGAATTTGGAAAGGTGTTTGTTGTTGCAGAAAACAGCTTTGTATTAGAAAAGTATTACAATGAATTAGATCAATTGTTTGATGATGAGTCTTACTTAATAAATGAAATATTTAATATGGACTTTGTTATTGTAGAAAGAAAAATATACAATATGAAGAACGATAGATACTTAAGAATGGCTGATTGGAAAGGCGTTACAGAGCCTAATGGCCCACAATATATTTGGATGGTTAAGTACGATTTGGAATATAGAGGAGATTAGTATATTTTTGTACAATGTATCTATTAAAGTTAGATAGACAGGGGGACGTATACAAACAAGATGATGGAGTAGCGGGGGTACCAGAGTTTGTAAGCGTATTAAAAGCTGATAAGTTAGGAGCTGTTGCACTAAAGTGGGTAGCTCTAGTCTGTGATTACGATAGTCCTTACAGACACTTTACTGAGTCAGAAAGAAAAAAGGCTGTTAGTAAAGACTTATATGGAAAGTATGAATGGTATGGTGAAAAAAGACCAGAAATTCTAGCTGCCATAGATAAGTATAAGCAATTGCAGTTTGATCCGTTGGATGAACAGTTGATTGCTTTTAATACTAAGATTAGTCAGTTCACGACCTATATGAATAATATGCATATAGATGAGGATACTGCAGAAGGATTGCAAAAGATAATGATAGGGATCGAAAAAATATATAAGACAAGACAAACTCTTGTTGATGCAATAGAAAGACGTGGTGAGCGTCAGAAAATAGTTGGGAATAAAAAGTTATCATTTCTTGAAAATAAAAAAGATATTCAAGAAAATATTACGTAATAATAATTTTAATTAAAATGAAACATTCAAAAAAGAAAAAAGGTTCGATGTATCCTGGCGGTGGTCACTTCAAAAAGAAGCCTAACGCTAACATGCCTAAGCAACAAATGCGTATGGGTGGAAAACTAAAGCCAGTTAATAAGGAAGACAATCCTGGACTAGCTAAGCTTCCAACTAAAGTTAGAAACAAAATGGGCTTTATGGCTATGGGTGGTATGATGAAAGCTGACGAGGATTTTATGTACGGTGGTAAGATGATGAAAAAGATGGCTATGGGTGGTGCCTTTAAAAAAGTAAAAGAAAAAAGGGATGACATGATGAAGCGTTATAAAGGTGCAATTGACGCTAAGTTTGGCATAAAGAAACCAAAACGCAAAAAGAAAATGATGAAGGGTGGTAAGATGAACTATCCTGGCGGTGGCATGATGAAGAAAGGATCTATGTATCCTGGTGGCGGTAGAATGCAACACGACTAATGGCTAAAAAACAGCCACCAAAGTTACAAAACCTTCGTTATAGATTTAATAAATTATTTAAAGAAGGTAACTTTAAAAAGGCAAAAGAACTAAGCAGGTACTCTCAGTCTATTCACGGTGTGAACTTAGATGAAGAGTATCATGCTAAGTTAGCAGCCAAACAAGATCCACGCGATCCTTTTGGTTTAGGTAAAATAGCAGGGTATAAAAAGCAGAAGTATGGCTAATTTTAAAAAAGACTACAAAGATACTGAGGTAAGAAATACACATAGAACTAAAGTTCCTAGAGTTACTCTTACTAAGGTAGAGCCTGCTGATGATGACAAAAGAACTAGAGCAGAGCTTTTAGATGCTATAGAAGATCTTTTTCAAAATACTTTTTTTTCAGGTAGAAAACAATCATACGATAAAGAAATAGATTTAGAAAGTTTAAGATCTATATTAACTATGCTTGTATTATCTGCAACAAATAGTTCTGATGATTCTGTTGGAGCTACACAAGAACAAATTAATGCTATAAATGCTAATACAGCCAAAACAGGGATAACTGCTGATCAAATTCGTGATATACAACAAAACAATGCTAAAACAGGTATTACTACATCGCAAGCTAATGCTATAACAGCAAATACTGCAAAGACAACATTTCCTGGATTTGGTACAACTTCAGGCAAAGCATTAGAAGGTAATACTACAACTATAACAACAGCACAGGCTAATGCGATTACGGCTAATACAGCAAAAGTAAGTCAAGGTTTAGCAACAGCTAACCATACTATGCAGTTTGACGTAATAAACGCTAAAGGTACTTATACGTTAAGAATTACTATTGTTGACTCTACAAATCCTAAAGTGCCTGTAACTAAAACAGTAGATATAAGATTAAGTTAAATGCCAAAAGCAAAGCAAGATCCACAAAGATATAGGCCTGTTGTAAACAATGGACATCCTGACTTAAATCCTGAGTCAGTAGCTTACCAAGAATATTGGGAGCAAGAGCTTGATAGATGTATCAATGGATTCAAGCCAAAGGGAATGAAAAAAATTTCTGGCAAGTATTACTTTTATCTTAACTACTATAAAATACTTGGTAATGATGGCACTAAAGGATCTCGTAAAACTTTAATTAGTCCTTGGTATAGACAGATGGACCACGAATACTTTGATTTGTTTCAAACTTGCAAAGATGAAGGTAAGGGTATGATTGTTATTAAAGCTAGGGACAAAGGATTTAGCTATATGAACTCAGGTATGATAGCACACGAATATACATTTTTTCCCTTTAATGATGTAGGCATAGCTGCAGGTTTGCAAGCTACAGCAGATGCGTTCTTTGACAAAACTAAAAAAGGTTTGAATGGATTACATCCAAACTTTAAGCATTCTATATTAAAAGATACAGATGGTATACTTCGTTCTGGATATAAACAAAAGAACAAAGATGGTAAGTGGGAAGTTGGTGGATATCAATCTACAATAATTTGTAGAACAATGGATAATCCAGAAGTATTTAAAGGTGAGCGTGTATCGCTTATGGTATTTGAAGAAGCTGGTGAGTTTAAACATTTAAAGAATGCTTATATGTCATCTAAAGCATGTTTTATGGATGGTAACTTACAATTTGGAGTTCCTGTTGTAGGTGGAACAGGTGGTGATATAAGTAAGGCATCAAAAGACTTTATGGATATGTACTATGAAGCAGAAGCTTATAATCTTATACCTATGTTTATTCCAGCATCTAGAGCATATTATGGATACTTTGATATTAATACTGGACAAGAAAAAGTTAAAGAAGCAGAGTCAGTATTGTTAGAGGAAAGAGAAACAATAACAAACTCAGGAGATAGAGATGCATATAACTTGCACATACAAAACTATCCGCTAACTATACAAGAAGCATTTTTAAATACTAAGACAGCAAGATTTAATAACTCGTTATTGAATGCACAAAGATCTAGAATATTAGCTAGTAAAGACTACAGAAGTCAAGTGCAGTCTGGATACTTAGATTGGGATTTTGATAGTCAAGAAAATTTCATAGTAAGATGGCGACCACATCCTGATGGTCCATATAAAATTTTAGAGCATCCAGCACCAGAATATAAAGATTTAGATATAGGTGGTATTGACTCATATGATCAAGATAAAGCAGGTGCATCAGACTCTTTGGGAAGTGCAATAATTTATCGTAGATTTGTAAACACGGAATATGCTAGTGATTATGTCATAGCAGAATACACGGATAGACCAGAAAAAAAAGAAGATTTTTGGGATGGATGTTTAAAATTAGCTATGTATTATAATGCTAAAATGTTAGTGGAATATACTAAAATAGGCATACTTGATTATTTTAAAAGAATGAATGCTTTGAAGTATTTGAAAGAAAAGCCAGAGTCTGCACATAATCCTGGAACTAAAACTAGAAACAGGTATGGCGTGCATATGAACAAACAAGTAAAATCTTTAATGGAAGATTTAATGGATGACTACATTAGAGAGAACGCTGAAGATATTTGGTTTCTAGATTTGATAGATGAACTAGCAAACTACGGAACCAGAAACACTGACCGAGCAATAGCGTTTGGTTTATGCTTAATTCATAATGTAGACAACTATAGAATACAAGCAAAAGAAGTGCAAGCAGAAGAAGCAGACATAGGTTTTAAATATTATAAGTTAGACAGAAACGGAGTACCAAAATTAATTAGATAATGTATAATTCAAGTCAATCATCATTTCCACCACAGTTTGTGTTGGAGTCAGAAAAAACAGAGGAGTGGGCGAATCAATGGGTAAATGCAGTAGTAGCCTATATGTCGTATGTAGAGTCGCCTTATAAAAACTCAAGATTAAACGATATACAAAACTACAACATATACAATGGCACTTTAGATCTAGAAGATTTTAAATATATTACAGAGCAGTATGGCATGGCATATCCTGCTCGTTTAGTAAACTATCCAATTATATCACCAAAAATTGACTTGCTTGTAGGTGAAGATTTGAGAAGACCATTAGATGTCAAAGTTTCTACTACTAATAAAGAAGCTGTACTAAGAAAAGAAGATGTAAAGGTAAATCTTATTATGAAAAAACTTACCGAAGAAATACATCAAGAGTTTAAAGATTCTGTTGGTATAGAATTACCTGAGATAACAGAAATGGAAGTGCCAGAAGATATAGATTTGTATATGCGCTATAACTATCGTGAGATGGTAGAGGAAACTGCACAAGATGGCTTAGAGTATTTAATACAAAAGTATAACTATAGAGACCTATTCAAAGAAGGTTTTAGAGACATGCTTGTCACTGGTAAAGAATTTTTTAGAGTTTACGATCGTAATGGTGATCCGTTTGTTAGACGAGTAGATCCTAGAAATATAGTATATGAAATAAATGCATCATCAGATTACTTGGATGATTCATCTTGGGTAGGCGAAGAACGCTATTTATCGTATAGTGAAATACTAGATGAGTTTAGAGATGAGTTAGATAGAGAACAACTTGAGGAGTTGTCAGCTATGTATCAAATAGGTGGCTATGATGATTTAGCTAGATACAACGATCCATTTGATTGGATTGACTATCAAGAAGGACAAGAGGTAAAGATACGCGTAGTATCAGTAGAATGGAAATCTATTAAGGCTCTTAAATTTAAAGTATCAGAAAATAAATTTAATCCTGAAAGACCATTTATGAAACAAGTGCCTGATGATTATTCACCTAGACGTAATGAGGAAATAGTTACAAGATATGTAGATGATATATGGGAGGCTACTAAAATAGGTGGTAAGATATTAGTACAAGCTAGACGAAGACCTAATCAAGTTCGTTCAGTAGACGATGCTGGTACTACATCACTATCATATGTAGGTTGTGTTAGAAATAACACTACTGGTAGATCTATATCTATGGTAGACTTACTTAAAAATATACAGATGCTTTACAACATAGTGATGTATCAAATAGAACTTGCTATGGCTCGTTCAGGTGGTAAAGCTGTGGTGTATGATGTATCACAACTACCTACTAATCTTGGTATGGATATGCAAACTGTATTGTATCATTTAAAAACAGATGGTATTATACCTATAAATTCTAAAGAAGAAGGTAATCAGTTAGCATCATTCAATCAATTCCAACAAATTGACTTTACGCTTTCTAATTCTGTACAGCAGCTTATCAATCTTAAATTAATGCTTGAACAAACTGCAGGACAAATATCTGGTGTATCACCTCAGCGTGAAGGTGCAGTAGGACAATACGAATATGTAGGCAATGTGCAGCGTAGTGTTGTACAATCTGCTACTATAACAGAAAGTTTATTCTATTCACACGCTATGGTTAAAAAACGAGTATTTGAAAGAGTGTGTGATCTAATGAAAGTGTGCTGGGCTAATGGTAAAAAAGCATCCTACATACTAGGAGATGGTGCGTTTAAATTTTTATCTATATTTCCAGACATCAGACTTAATGACTTTGGTATTTATGTAGGCGATGCTGGTAAAGACGATGCTATGCGTCAACAATTACAAGGTATTGCACAAGCTGCGTTACAAGGTGGTCAAGCTACACTACTTGATATTATTAAAGTATTGAAAGCTGATACATTTACAGAAGCTGAACACATACTTGAAAGAGCTATGGATGAAGTTAAGAAACAACAAGCTGAACAAGCGCAGCAACAACAAGCAATGATGGAGGCTCAGGCGCAAGCTAGCGAAGCTGAACATCAAAGAAACTTACAGATTGAAGAAATAAAAAATCAAGGTAAAGTGCAGGTTGCTACTATTCAAGCTGAAGCTGATATGAAGATTGCTGACATGAAAGATGACCTTGCAAGAGATACATCTGATGTAGCGCATGTTGTTAAAAATAAACAAATCTTCTTAAAGGAAAAAGCACAGAATGATGCAAAAGCTAATTTATCTAAAGCACAATCTGAAGCAGAGGCTAGAGAAGTATCACCTCAACGTAAAAAAAGGATACAAGATATTATTAAAAATTCTTAGTATATTTGCAAATTAGGGACAAAAATTTTAAATTATGGCAGAAGAACAAACAAACTTAGTAGAGGAGGCAACACAAGAAACTCCACAAGAAACACAAACAGAAACTCCAGTTGAATCAACTGAAGAAAAAAAGTTTGATCCATTAGCATTTGCTACAGATCAAATGATGGAACAATTTCAAGGTAAGTACAATGAAGAAGCGGCAGACAAAGCAGATGGAACAACAGAAGAAGTTGAACAAACTGAAAATGCTGATAATTTTTCTTGGGATAAGATTGAAGTTGAAAAAGAAGAAAAAGCAGTCCAAGAAGTTGACGAAGATTGGGATGCCCCTGCTGAAGCACAGCCTAATACGCAGAATGAAAGCGTTGAAGAATCTGGAGAAATAGATTGGGCAAGAGTATCTAAAGAACTAGGTATTAGTGCTAATGGTAAAGATGAAATAATTAAAGCTCTTAACTCACCATTTATTGAGCAACCTAATAATGAAATGATAAGTAAATTAAATACTTATTTAAATCTTAATGATAGAGAACTTATTGGTGCTGAAATGAAAACAGATGGAATGGAAGACTTTGAAATAGAAGAAGCTATTGATAAGATGGAAGATTCTGGTGTGTTAAAAAGAGAAGCTTATAGAATTAGAAGACAGCTTAATAATGCTATCGAACAAGAGAAACAAAAATTCTTGAAAGAAAAGCAACAAGAAGAATTGTCTAATAAAGAAAAAGTAGAGAGAAATAAAAAAGAATTACAAAGTCACTTAAAATCACTACAAACATTTATGGGTGGTACGGTGACTAAAGGTCAAGCGCAAGATGCTTATAAGTATATAACGTCTGGTAAAATGGCAGAAGACATCTGGAAGTCTCACGACAATGCTTCGGAGGTAGCGATGTTTATGTTATTTAAAGACAAGTTTGCTAAAATTTTGCGCTCCCAAGGACTAGAAGATGGTAAGGCTAAAATATTAAATGAAATTACCTCACCTAGTCTTAGTAGTAAGACAAGACCAACGACTAAAACAAAGTCGAGTGGATTTGATCCTGCTGCGTTTATGAGAGAGTAACTTTACAAATACAATCGGGCGATGCCCAAAGTTACGTGAAAATTACTCTGGATTTAAAATAGTGTTTAACAAATAAATTTTTAAAAAAATGGCTAAATTGTATACTGGAACTTATGGTTCTGGAACTACTCCCGAGAATGCCTTGAACACAGCACTATTGCAATACCCAGAGATTGCAAGAACGTTGATTCAACAGTATCCTCGTTACTCAGCGACTTATCTTATGGAAAGAACAGGTCGTTTTGCAAGTGAAAAAGTCCTAGGCGATAACTCTTTTGAGTGGAAAGTTATGGGACGTTATAACGCTCCAACATTCTCAGCTGGTTGGATTTCTACAGATGGTGTAACATTCGTAGGATCAACTTCTGGTGCTGGTGCTGCAACTGTATCAGGTACTGCGGTAGCTGCTGCTGACGCTGACGGAGACGTTATCTATTTAAGAGGTGATGGTGACACTTCAGGTCGTACACCAAACTTCTTGAACAAATTTGATATGATCAGATTCCAATCTGGAGCTGTTGGTCTTGTATTAGAAGATCCAAGTCCTTCAGCTGCACAAGCTGCTGCTAATGGTGGTATTGCTGTAACTGCTGCATCTTACGATGTAAAAATTGAGATGATTGACGGTGCAAATAATCCACTACAATTAACAGATGTGCATGCAGATGCTATCTTTGCTTCTATTGGTTCTGCTTTCCCTAACGGTTCTAATGGGGCTGATGTAGGTGAAAACTATGTATATCCTTCTACTTACAAAAATTACCTTACGACTTCTCGTAAGAAGATTTCTGTAACTGGTAAAGATATTACTGACATTATGTGGATTGAAAATAATGGACATCGTTTATGGTACTTTACTAAAGAACAAATGATGATGGACGAATTTATGTATCAGCAAGAATTACAGCGTTGGTATGGTAGAACATCTGTAGCAGAAGTAAATGCTGCTGGAGTTACAAGTGTTGCTAGACCAGGAGCTATTACTTCTTCGCTTTCAGGTTTGTCTGGCGTACAAAGTTCTTCAATTGTAACAGGTGATGGTCTATTAGCTCAAATTGATTCTTCTAACCAAGCTACTTATACATTAGGTGCTTTAACTGAAGACATTATTACTGAGTTCTTGGCTAAGTTATCTTTAAATACTACTCAGTCTGAAGGGAATGAGTTCGTTGTATTTACTGGTACTGAAGGTCGTTTGGCTTTCCACAAAGCAATGAAAGAATTAGTAATTGCTCCTTCTGGATCATTTACTGGTGGTTCTATGGTTGGTGTAAATGGTGATGTAGAGCTTGGTGCTAACTTCACATCTTACATGGCTTTAGGAAACAAAATTACTATTGCTTATTGTCCTGTATTTGATGATCAGAATTTACATTCAACTGCGTCTGGTACAAATGCATTTGGTGATAACAGATTAAAAGAGTCTGCTAAAATGGTATTCCTAGATTTCGGTAGAACAAGTGGTGTTTCTAACATCGAGCTTGTTACTAAAGGAGCTGAAGGATCTAACCGTTCATTTATCAAGAAGTATGTAGCTGGTATGATTAATCCATACGATCAATCATCTATGATGGCTGCAAATGCTGATGATAAGTTTGAAGC